TTGTCTTGGCTTACAGGAACATTGTCAGGATCTGATGGATCGTTGTAATACTGTGCTCTAAACTGCCCTTTGTCTAAGTACTGGCCCCTCTTCTTAGAAAGGATCTTCATGTCAAAGCCAAACCACTTACCGTCTTTACGTTGGCTACGAGGCCAAAGGAACTCCCCTGTTCCATCCCCTCTTGCTTCTACTGGTTGCTCAAATACCTCATAGATATTTTCTTCGCCTGTCTTTTCACCCTGATCAGTATACAGATCCTCTGTCATCTGAAGTAGATCATTGTAGAGATCTGCTGGGTGATACCTTGTACCCACTACCCACTCACGAGCTTCAGCACCTTCAATAGATGACAACAGAGAGTACTGGCTTTTTACCTTATTGCGACCCTCTCCTGTATAGGCATTCTCATAAACAACCACATCATCCAATACCGCAATGTCGCAGTGCATTCCAGTAAGGGAAGTAGTGAGGCCACCAGTAAATACAGAAGGGTCACGAACATTCTCTTTCTTACGTGCAGGGTGGTCTAAAGAAATCTCTGAGTTAGTCCATCTAATCCGTTTACCTTCATCAGCATTAACATGCTCAGGCCAGTATCGACGATAGATCTCAGATGTTAGAATACCCTTGACAAATCCTAATTGTTTTTCAGCTAAATTGGCTGTAGCCGATATGTATAGTATACGCAATGTTGGGTTCTTTGTCAACTCCCAAGCGACACGAAACGCAATTAATCTTGATTTTCCGTGGTCACGAGGAAACAAAAGAAGCTGATGGCTTTTATAATCAGGTCTTGTCCACCAGTTACAGACATCCTCATGACATTGACCTAAGACTTGTTCAGGTGCTACAAGTTTAATAAATGTAACTAAATCACTTTCAGCCGCTGTACGAATATCAATAAGTGTTGACATTACAGAACTCGTCTCCAGTTAGAACCGTCTTTGTAGTAAATAGCAAGAGGTTCAACCCAAGAACTATTGTCATTTGCATAAGCTGCCTGAACAAGAACCCATGTACCGTTTTGCTTAATGTACATCTCACTGCCAAAAACTTGAACAGTGGCTGATGACAGTAAGCTAGTTGAACTTACCCCTGTAAAACTAACATTAATAGTTCTACTAGCAGAAGAACTTAAAGTAGATGAAGCAGTTAAAGAACTACTAGCAAGTTTTTTATGAACTGCTTCTGCTTGTAAACTGCTCGAACTAATTAAATTAGCTGATGCATTTCTTTTTACTAATGGATCAAAAGATATAGTGCTTGAAGCAACTAAGTTTGAATTACCGTGTAGTTTTTTAAAGGCTACAGATAGTTTACTACTTGTTGAAGCTAGACTTGCAGATCCAAAAGTTTTTATTGTACCTACAGAAGAAAGGGTGCTCGACGCAACTAAAGAAGAGCTACCCTGTAAAGTTACTCCTGCAACAGCCCCAGTATCCGCTAGTGGGGCAGACGCTAGTGGGCTGAAACCTAGCATGTGTTACTCCTACGGTTTAGTCGGCCAAGTTACGTTTGTCGGGAAGCCAGCCTGACTTGTGACATCCCTTAGTGCTTGACGGTATGCAGCCATGTCAGATGACAGTGTGGTGTCACTTAGAGCAAGATAGTCTGTTTCTGCGAGCAGGCTGTTGCGCTTGGCACGGATTTCATCAGCAGTAAACTCAACGATTGTTTCGCTAAGAATAACACCATCTTTAGAAAATACTTGATCTTTTCTCATGAATATACTCCCGCTAAATATGGCGGCTCGTTTGTGTTCTGAGAAAACGATGAGGCCGTTGATGTCGATGAAACATTTGAAGAATTAGAAACCAAAACATAATCATCATTTGTTGCTGTAGTGGCTGGCCTTGGATAAAATCCTGTGCGTCTATATGCTTTGTACATTAGACTGTTATAAGGTGTATTGGTACTGACAGCTAACCAGTATAAAGTGTCTGCGCTTACGCTTTGAGATAATCCTGTTACACTTTTCCATCCATCACCTATACCGTTGGGATTGAGTGTTCCATAAGAAAGTCTGCTTGAAGGGCCGCTGCTATGACTGTAAATGCCAAGCCCCAATTCACCAGAGGACGATACAAGATTATCTTGAAGATAAATAGTAATACCATCTAGTGTTCCATCTACAGGTGCTACCCAAGGAACAAAATAAATTACACTAGAGCCAAACAATAAACCGCTGCCAGTGTAATAACCTAAATCGATGGGTGGAACTTGAGTAAGGCTAGTCCCAGCAGTTTTTAAGCCAGAAGTTACAGGTCCGCCACCACCTCCAGCCGCAGCACCGTCAATCGTCACACTGCCGCTAGTAGCACTAATGTCATTCGTCTGATGATTGATTGTCAGGCTCATTGTTTAAACCGCCGTTGATCCGTTCATATCTTCTTGAGCCATAACCCACGTATAACATTTGTCCATAAACGTAGATCCAGACGCAGCTTCGATATCTGTTAGGTTTGCGTTGAACCGTAAGAACGCCACCTCACGAGTGTCATCTGTGGGACTGCTTGTGGCATAAGCACTTAGATCAATCATCACCATAAACTTTGGATCAGTTCCACGTTGACGGCTGACAGACGCTGTTACGATGCGGTAGTATGCGCTATTGAAAGCGATGCCATATTGAGAGGCACCTTCTTCGATGTTGTGTTGTATAGCCATTTGGTATCTCCTTTTAGGCGTAAGTTAGTTCAGATGTGGTAATGCTAGTAGTCCATCTGATATTGGTTGATGCTGCACCAGTAACTTGTACTTTTAAGCCACCGTTAGTTGTGTCAGCGGATAGTGCCATGCCCCAGTTAGGTGTATTGTCTAGAACAGTGGTTGCTGAGTTGACCAAAACTGTTGTACTGGCAGAACCTTCTCTGCGTATCAAACCTTCTACTTTCCATGCTGCACAAGCTGTACCATCACCTGCTTTTTGACGTGCTACGATAGTACCGTGAAAAGCGTAAGCACTGTTGTTGGGTAGAACGATTTGATTAGCAGTACCCGCACCCGGTGTGCTTTGGTGATTTGTAACCATTGCAGTGGCAGTGGCATCAGTTGTATCAGCCATCAATGGATATAAGCCAATTTGAGCATCACCCTGATTGGCATGCTGACTGCCAGAAAACTTAATAGATGACTGTATATTGTTCTGACCAGCGTTCCCAATACAGATTGAATACGTTGCAGAAGCTAAAGAGTTACGACCAAGAGAAACAGAAGAATCTCCAGTAGCAAATGTTTGAGCGCCAAGGGCATAAGCTCCCCAATTAGTAGCATTTGCCCCAAAACCAAATGCACCACTGCTAGAACCACTTGCTTTTGCCCAATTCCCTAGGGCAACGGCTCCAGAACCAGTAGCTCCGTAGGATGATGAGTTAGTAGAAATAGCCCCAGCCAAACTATCAGCCCCTGATGCTCTGGAATTTGCAAGGCCAACCGCATAATTTCCTGCTGAACGAGCATTTTGACCAAGTGCTACTCCACCGCTTGCCCCACTACTTGCTTCTGCTGAATAACCTACACCTATCGACGTTGAGCCATAGGCTCTTGAGTACGAACCCATACTAATCGATTGTGAACCGCTGGCGATTGCAGCATTTGAGCCGCTTGAGCCAAATGCAAAACTCAAAGCGCCACTAGCTACCGCCCCTGAACCAAGGGCTACCGCATTTGTACCACTCGCCGTTGGCGTTACAGCACTTGAAGCATTGTCTCTGTAAAGATCAGGGTCGCCACCACCACCAGCATCTGCAAAGGTAACAGCGCCAGAACCATTTGTGGTAAGTACCTGCCCGTTAGTACCGTCTGATGTTGGCAGGTTATAAGCACCAGATATTCTTGCTGTAATACCGCTGCCGCCTAATGCAATTTGATTAGACGCTGTCGTAGTAGCTGAAGTACCAAAAGCACTTGCCGCCACATGGGTGGAAGTGGCTCCATAGCCAACAGCCGTACCTGCAATGGCTGTGGCCTTCGACAAAGTTCCAATCGAAATTGAGCCTGATCCCTGCGCCCCATATGTTGTTGTGTTATTTGCTATAACGGCGGCAAGGCTACTCATCCCAGAAGCATTACCGTTCATAATTGCAATACTATCTGTTCCGCTTGAGTTTGCATCTGAACCAAGGGATATAGAGTCGTTGCCTGTAGCAATTGGAGCAACTACACTAAGAGTAGTATTCTCAGCATAAAGCGCTGGAATATCCTCAGCTGTAGCACCAATAAACACGGTAGCTGAACCACTAAGATTAATGGCATTGTTTGAGTTGCTGCTCTCGCTTACGGTGCGTGACAGCGTAGTGCCAGAACTTGTATAGGTGCCTGTGCCTATTTCAAAGTTATTACCATCTTCAATAATGTAACGAACTACATCTGCATTAGCTACCCCAGCATCAGCAAAGGTCTGATACCCATCCTCAGCACTGCCAAGCGTAATAGTTCCAGTACCCGTTGTACTGGTGGACATCTTTGCCCGATTTTTAAGAACGGCCATTTATAAACCCTTATGCAATAGTTAGGTCAATAGCACCTGCGGCAAACTCTAAGGTATCCCCATCGTTTACAGTTTTGTTAGCTGACAAAGCCCCATGCCAAAGCAAGTTGCCTCCTGATGAAGCGTCATGAATACCAATAGCTACGATTGTACCAAAGTTACCACCTGTTGCTGTAAATGACACAGCACCTGTGTTATCGGTTGTACCGCCTGTGCCTGTGGCTGTATCCCAAGCTACAGTTTGTCTGCTATAGCCATTACCTGAAACTTCAGTACCACCACCTGCATCTGACGGAGCTACTGTATATAAAGCTACATACCATGCGGTAGGACGGGTAGCTGTACCCGAAGTCATTAAAAAATTTAGTATTAGATTTTCTGCGTGATCTGATAAAGCAGACATGAGTTACTTCCTTTTCTAGGATGATAATTTAAACCAAATGTCACCGTCATTACCACCTGAAGGGGCCGATGTACTAATTGTGACATTGTC